GTCCAAATATTTTAGATAAATCTGCACCTTTATATGCACCAATTGCTTTTCTTAATTGATCTAAATAAAGTTTACTTTCAGATTCTATAAACTCAGGTGGTTGATTTATTTGTGTAACTACTTCAGCCATTATACTCTACCGCCTTTTTCTAATTTTTTCATCATGTCGTACATACGTTGTGCACCTTTATTAACATTACCATCACCAAATTCTCTAACAGAATCAGCTGTGAATACAAATTCATTGTTTGATAACATTGCTGGAATGTCATCTGCTTTTTCTTTTACACCAACTGGAGGAATAAATCCACCTGTTTCTCTAAGATCTAATTCTTTTACACCTGCTTTATTCTGATTAACAGGTAAATTCATGATCCCTGAAGCCTGTTCCACTAAATCATCAGAGCCAAATGCATAGCCTATTCTACCACCTTTAGCTCTTTGTTCAATTCTTTTGTAAGCTTCTTTAACCGCTTCACCAAATTCAAAACCTTCATTATCCATAAGGTCCATTACTATCTCACGAATTCTTGGATCTAAAGTACCATCTTCTAATTTCATTCTACCACCATATGCTACCATACTTCTTTGTTCAGCTATTTTTTGTCTACGCATATCTTCTAAATATTCTCTGTAAAGCTGTTCTTTACCTTGTTCTTTTTCGAATTGTTTTCTACCTTTTAAATAATTTTCAAAATCTGTTCCATCTTTTAATCCTACTCTACCACCAACAGCATAGCCACCTTGGCTTGAAGTGTATTCAGAAACATTTTGTTCAACTAAGGCAGGAATTTCTTCATCACTATAACCTAAATCTTTAAAACCATTACTTAAATATGATCTTAATGCTTCTACATCTCTTGTAGCACCAATTGCTTCTTCATCACCTTCTTGTGCTTTTGCAAAAAGAGTTCCTAATAAAGAACCACCAACTCCAATTCCTAAAGTTTTACCTAATGTAGGTTTACCACCTAAAAAAGTTTTAGCTGCTTCTAAACCAGGAACTTTAGAAAATAAACTACTAACTCCACCCTTCATTAAATTACCAAAATTACCAAAACCAGCCGATTGACCAAAAAGAGTAGGAGCAAAATAAGCACCTCCCGCTAACAATGCAGCTTTACCAAATTTTGATCCCGCTATTTTTTTAATTCCACCTGTAACGCCTTTAACAGCTTTTTTTACAAAGCTACCTAAGCCGTATTGTTGTCTAGGGGAAACGCTCATGATTCCACCTTTATTGTAGAGTTGTCTTGGGTTTTGCATACGTGATATTGCCATAAATTTTATAATTAAACTACTTTAAAGCAGGCTTAGATTCCTGTAAATGCTATACTTTATTTGATTTTTATGCTGTCGTCAATAGGTTTTGAAGCAGATAACATATCATAAAATCGACCACAATATTGATGGTCACCTACATGAGTAATTTTATCCAATGCATAGATATGAACCTTACCCCCTATATCTGTCCATCTTTGACAGAAACCAAAGTCTTCTCCAAAGTATCTTTTAGTCTTTGGATCATGTAAAGTATCAAATAAATTGTAAAAATTCTTCTTTTTAGTCTCCTCACCATTAACAAAGGTAGGTTGATTAATTTCTAATTCCGGATGATGTTTTATCATTTTTTCAATAGTTTCTCTTTTAATTAACATACATCCTGTTGGGGCATGAGTAACTTCAATAACACCATGTTCCATATTTAATTCATCTTTTTTTAAATTTAATTTAATTGGAAAAAAATATCCTGAATGAAGTATATCATCTTTACTTTTAACCTTATCTGTTTCTTTTATTTTTCTCCACATCTTATCAGTGTCAAATGATTTCATTGGGTAAGGACAAGAAATAACATCTTTATCTGCACCTATCATTTTAAATATAGTATTTGATTGAAAATCAATATCTGAATCTATGAACAATAAATAATCATAATTATCTTCATGATTTAAAAATTCTGCCACACATAGATTTCTACCTTGTGTAACTAAAGATGATTTTAATAAACTAAAACTAACTAATATGTTTTGTTTAATACATTCTAATTGAAATTTTAAAACTGCTTGGGTATAATGCATAGATACATTACTATGGCATGGAGTACATACCATTATTTTAGCTTTAGGTTTTTTACTTCCTATATTTATTTCTGTATAGTTTGAATTTACTTTGTTATATTTAATAGTTTGATAAGTATCTTCGTTAACTTCTGTAGTTTTATCTGAATTAAACCAGATTGGTTCATTATTTTGCATTGATTGCTCCTTGTAAAAATCTTGTCCATGATGTGCCTTTAACTTTCCAATCATAAAATCTATTTACAAATTTCTTTTGTAAATCTAAATGGTCCTGGATGCCTGGTTCCTGTAGCGATTCACCTGCTATCTCTATACCTGATGCAAATTTTTTAGCTAAAGATTTATAGTCATTAGAGTATGGAATATACATTGGAAATTCAGAACAAGTTTCAAATAGAGCTCCATAATTAGTAGTTATACAATATAGACCTGCAGCCATAGCCTCTAATGCTGAGATACAAAATGTCTCTTCCCAAATACTTGGATACACAAATAATCTATAATCTTTTAAATGTTCTTTAATATATTCATTAGGTTTATAACCAATATAATTTACATTAGGAAGTTGTCTAGCTTGTTCATATAAAGCTTCATATTGTTTATCATTGGCTTCTGCAAAATCTTTCCCATATACTTCACAAGAAGAATAAACATCTAAACTAATTAATGGATTCTTAACTAGTTGCATAGCACCTAACAATACAGATAAACCTCTCCATGGAGTACATTGGTGAATAATTTTTATAGGTTGACCTTTTTGATAAGAAGATTCAACTGGATCAATATTTTCAATACCATTTTTTATAACTACACATTTTTCTGTAGGTAAACCAAATGCTTGTGTAAATTTTTCAAAACTCCAATTAGAATTAAATACATACCAATCATATTTATGATGGTTAGATTTATCTTTAAACCATGGTGCTAAATTACCTTGATCATATGAATTTTTTTCCCAAAGTATATTTACTTTAGTTGGATGTAACGGAGTTTTTTCTGGGACTGATGTACAAATTTCAACTTGATCTAATAAATTAGAATCAACATGTTTTCTTAAATATTCAAATTGAAGTTCTGTTCCGCCTCTAGGATTTTGGTTCTTCATTTTTTTGATTCATTACTTTCTGTAAAACGTTAAGGCCTCTTGGTGATACTTCAACATTAACATCTTGTACCACATGCTCTGTTTTTGTTTCTGTATTAGGGTTATTTATATCTGATTCTTTTTCAGAAACATCTTTATAAATATGACCTGTTTTAGTATTTCTAAGTGTTATCACTGTAGTGCAGTGTATCTCAGGTAATTTATTATTCATATATTATCCATTCTGTTGTGATCTGTCTATTAAAGCATAACTGACAACACCAGTAATCTCATTAGCAGTTGATGCTTTCATTTTTATAGCATCTCCTGCTTCTAAATTCAAGGTATTTGTTAGCATGTTAACTGTGGCTTTATTTAAAGTGTCATGACTAATTTGAACATCTGAACCTGCTCCGTTTTTTCTAATAAATAAATCGGTGTCGACATTACTTGCCGTGTTGTGGACTGCTTGAACTGTTTTAACTATCCCCACAGCCGATGTAGGAATAGTTAACACTGTTGTAATATTAGTTGTTATTAAATTAAAAGTTTCGTTTTGATATTGTATAGTCATTATGATAAAAAATAATTGTATGTATCTTGTTCTTCTTTTAAATCGTTTTGAAATGAAAAATTAAGTTGGTCTTTTATAGTAGCTAGGGACTCTAAAATTTGCCTTTGATTTTCTACTTCGTAATCTTGTTTCGGTTCAGGTATGTATGCAGTTACTTTAGCCATTATCTTCTACCATCAGGTTTTGCATCTAGTCTTAATGTACCATAACGCCATGTTTCACCTACATCATCATTTTCTATTTTAAGAGAAACTAATCTTCCTCTAGCACGTGTATCTATTTTATCAGTAGTTGATGTAATTGTAAATGGACCAAGAGATGAACTTGTTGCTGTTTCACTTGGATAATCATTCAATAATAAAGTAATTTTTGAATTACCTGTTAGCAATTTAAAATCAGGTATAAATCTTTTTACAGACATAATATATTCTCCATCTCCTCTAAAATCTGCTGAACCTGCTGCTTTTCCTTGCGCAGTCATTCTTGAAGTTATATCGAAATCTCCTGATTGAATAAATGCATCAATAGAAGTTGTACCTGAACTATTAACTTGATCAGTTCCTTTTTCATGTTCATAATAAATAGATGCTCCATATTTTGCAGTAATTCCTTGTATTGGAAAATTAGGTAACGCTGTTTTATTGTACTCAGTTGCGTAAGGTAACTCATAAACTCCTTGATCTATGTAAGAACTTCTAGCTAAAGAAGAAGTAGTCCAAACGTTTTCTGCATAGTTATATGTTACACATCTGTTTATTTGTTCAGAATTAAATTGCGGATAAAACCAATTAATCTCATTATATAAAGTATTATGTTC